GATCATCGTCCGGTCTTTAAAATATCCACGGGCATAAGGCGTGATGCAGGACGGCTGGCCGTACAGGTGGTGCAGCAGCTCGCCGTCTTCGGTAATGATCCCCGCATGGTTCCACTTGTCCGACTCGACCTGCATGATGACCATGCACCCGGGCGCGGGGTCACATTCGACAAATCCCTCACGTTCCCAGTTATCGAAATAGAGGTTGTCCGGGTACTGGCTTTCCCACCACGGATAATCCACGCGGAAATCGTTCAGCGTGACGCCCTGTGTGGCGTGCCAGTCCATGACCAGCCCCCAGCAGTCATGCGAGCCAAGGAGGAACGGACGGCCAATCAGCGGGATGGCGTCCGGTGTTATCTCTGCGTATTCATCGCAGTCCGGCGCGTAAATGCCCCAGACCACACCAGAGTTATTGCACTGCTGGCGGTCGAGGTCAGACGGAATAGGCCGTGCGCCATCGCCCGGGTGGGAGTGAATAACGCGAACAATGGTTCCGGCATCCTCGGCGTTCGCCCAGTGCTCGCCGTCAATTCTGAAATGCTCGGTCGGGTTTTCGTGGCTGTTCGGCACCGGGATGTAGCGCTGGCGCCGTCCTGACTGAATGACGAAGCCGCAGCACTCGCGTGGGGATTCCTCCAGCGCATGCGCCCGGATCGCCGTCATAATGGTTTTGTTCATGGGTATATCCGGTTATCGGGTGAAGAGAACTGTCGCCGGGTAGCCGCCGAAATCAAGAACGGCAGTGTTCGGTTCTGCCAGCCCTGCGCCGAAACGCTTGCGGCAGTCACTGAGGCAACCCCCGCATACATCAAACGCCGGGTCCGCTACCGCATTACCCTTCGCATCGAAATATGCCGTGCCGTTGTAGGTGCAGCCGTCACCGCTGCGATATTGTCCGCGCAGTGCCCATTCGCATAGCGAGGTGATCTGCCGGGTTGGTATGACCAGGTTCTGCAGGTCTGCCGGGCTGCTGAGCGACCAGGACACCACCTCGTCATCTTCAGAGGTTTTGGTGTCCAGCCAGAAGGTTTGCAAGGAGAACATCGTCGGGTCTGCTGTCGGATTAACACCGCCCGGGAAGTTCACCGCATCCAGGTAAACCGCGTAGGTGTCAATGATGCTTACCTTCGCATTCACCATGTCCTTAAACTGGAGACAAAGCGCGGTGATGTGGCCGTCGAGGTTAGACACGCTGAGCTTTGGCTCGGCGGCCTGATCCGTTGAAAGCGCCAGGTCGGCAATCTGGAAAGGCCAGAACTCGTAGGCGTTGCCATCCCAGATGATAGGCTTCGGCCCCAGCCTGGCCTCGTCGCCGTTCGCCGCGTCAATCTCGGCAGGAGTATGAGGAAACGGGCTGTAGTGAAAGCGGTGGATCCCGCCGCTGAACTCTGAGGCATCCACTTCAACCAGGCGGACCCTGCCACCTGGTGCCAGCTTCGCCGCCTGATCAACAAGTGCCATTATGCGTATACCCCGTAGGCCCGTTTAATAGTGAACGTCAGCTCAGCGAATTTGCTGCTGATCTGGTTTTTGCGAACAGAGTCGGCGACAACGCGATACATCCCCTTCTCTTCGCCCGGCGGCGTAATGATGAAGGCCTTCACGGTATGAGCCAGGAGGAAATCGCGCACTGCGTTTACCTCTGTCTCAGTGCCGGTATGTTTCATCGGCACCTGGATCGCCATGGAGTTGATGCCGTTCTCGGCAACCTGCTCATAGCCATCGCCAAACTGCGCCGCACGCACCGTCTGGCTGTATTCAACAGGGCCAGCGCCGAGCTGCGAGCGCCAGCTGTAAGTTTCGACTGCCATGTTTGCTCCATAAAAAAAGCCACCCGAAGGTGGCTACTGTCTGAATATCAGGATGTTACAAATCTAAATACCTGGTTATGTTGAGGGTTCAGCCCGCCCATGTGTCCGCATGGGCGTTTACAGCCGGAGGCCTGGCTGATGGCCTCGGTATAACAGGAGTTGATGATGAGTGAACTTAAACTAAATAGCATTAACAACATTAGCTTTGCAGTTGACGCTAATACTTTCAAGCTTTCTGCAGGGCTTGTAGGCCCTAACAACAAATACATATCAGTTGAACTGGATATCAATCCATCTGAAATTAAAAGCAAAACATTAGGGGAGCTTGAGGAAATGGCTCTAGCGCAAGCCGGCTTTTAGTTTGAGGGGTTCGCCAAGTTTGCGATAGCAAGCTGCATCTGAATTAAAGAGTGGCTTGTTGAATGAGATAAAACCTCAAGCTGCTCTTTCAAATCAGAAATTGTTTGCTCCAATAATTCTACTCGCTCTTCTAAAGTCATAACACTCTCCTGCCTCTCGGCTATAGATGTAAAAAAGCCCCGCATTAGCGAGGCTCGAGTTTGGTGAAGCCCAGGGTGGGGCTTGGTAGTTTGTCGGTTCTGCATGAATTCATTCGAAGGGTGTAGTACCACAGCGACACATTTAAGAGTCCAGATGACAATGTGCTTCTTAATAGATTGCTGTAATATTTCGCCCCTTTCAAATCAACTGCTCACTTTTCAATCAACTAAGATTAGCTAAGACACCCTTTGATATGTCAAAATCGAACTTGGAGTTATAAGCTGCCACAGAGCGGCCCTGCCCCATCGCATCTTTAATTAAAGGAGTTTCCAATGGGGTTTAGATTTCGCAAACGGATCCGAATTGCTCCCGGACTCGCTATAAATATCAGCAAAAGCGGCGTAAGCACATCAATCGGTAAAAGCGGCTGTACTACAAATATCAGCAGTAGAGGCGTAAAAACAACGCTTGGCATTCCTGGCACTGGAATTTCATACACCACCGGTACTTCAGGGAGAAAATCTGCTAATAAAAAAGGCAGCAGCATAATTAGCAATCTTATTTGCTTATTTATTTTATTTGTTATTTACAAAGTTTTTACTTCATAAGTTCTTATTACAATGACCTGCATAACCATCGCATTACATTAATATTGGTAAGGATTAACAAATGAAAAAAGTACTAGCACTGTTACTGGTAGCAGTATTCGGCTTGATGACCACTAACGCAATGGCTTGCCCGAAAGGTACACATCCGCATGGTGGAACTGGTTCGCATCACGCGGGCGGCACTTGCTACTAACAGCTGGGCGGCTTCGGTCGCCCTTTCAATATCAAAAAGCCCACCTGAGTGGGCTATCAAACCGCCTCAGAGCGGCACTGCACCATCGCTTCATATTTGTTTAGAGGATCAAATGAACCGGGTTTGGCTAATCGTGTTGATTGTCACAATTTGCGCTGGTTTGGCGCAGGATTACATAACTGAAAAAGCAGCTGAACGCATTACTACAATCAGACAGTCATGTGTGATTGGGCATGGTTGCAAGAACATGTAGCCCACATGAGTGGGCTGTCATGGAAGCCCCGGGCGGGGCTTGGTGGTCAAATTGTTTTAGCGTATCCAGTCTTGAACTTCAGTGTTGCATCAATCAGATTATTATTAAGATACATAAACATGTAATCCTGATAGCCCACATACGCGCCGTAACTGTTTTTGGCATTTACGCGGACTGGAATAGCCCAGCCATAATACATCTTGAAGTTCTCAGCCATCCCACCTTGAAGATAGGCTTTTGACGGTGTTCCAAATTGATATTTAGCCGAGTCGGCATCCTTGAGCCTATCACCAATAGTTTGTTTAATTTGCCCTTCGTAATACTGAGGAAGATCCCCATAGTAGGCATTGCTCAGCTCAGTTGAGGATGGCGTAGACATACAGCCACTGAGTAGTAAGGCACCAAACAAAACTAAAACGCACTTTTTCACTATCATCCCCTTGATTGTCATGGTTTTACAGATGATAACCAGGGGATGTCAGAATGTAACGCAGCAAGATGATGTTATTTTTTCGCAAAGCGACCACCAATAGCTCCATCATCCCTAATGGCCCTGATAATTCCCTCTTGGACATATTGCTTCATACGCTCTGCCAGTGCGCGAGCAGCCGCGTCTCCACCCCCGCTTGTATTTGTAGTCGCGTTCCCTTTATTGTCGACATAAATATCAACGTTGATTTGGTGTCCTGATCCGCCACCGCCCTGAGCCCTGACACCTAGTCTTCCAGCAGAATCCCGCGTAAGCGGCATGATTGCCTCTTCGCCTGCCTCGGCAAATACACCACCCTTGGCAAACTTAGAGGCCCCCTGGAACGTAAAATACTGAGGTGAATCGTAGACGCCATTCACATACTTGCTTAAGCCCGGCGAATCATAGACCCCGCCTTTAGCATTGAACGTTACACCAGAGGCAGCATTGGCAAATGCACCGCCAGGAGTGTTCCCACCACCAGCACCACCACTGATCCAGCCCATAGCCTGCTGTACTGCATATGCCACCAGTAATCGGTTAGTGACATCAACTATCATCTTCAGCATTGATTTGCCGAATTCCTTAATTGAGGCCTGCCCTGTGGTCATTAGACTTGTCAGCATATCTGACAGACCATTGAGGGTTGAGCCAGCGACGTTTTTTACAGCATCGTAAGCATTTGTGGCTTCATCAACATAATCGGCCCATCCTTGTTTGACTCCAGCAAGCCAGTTAGACCTAAGCTCATCCTCTTCTTTGTAGGTTTGGCGCTGCTGGGCCAACACTTCCTTTTGAGCAGAAAGATTATCAGCGTAAGCATCAGTTATTCGCTGCAGAGTAGCCAGTCGTTCGGCCTCTCTAGTAGAAATCCCCTCGGCTGCCGCAGCTATTTCCGCGCGTTTCGCAGCCTGCTGCTCGGCGAATTTTGTTGCCTGCTGCGCCAGGCCATTAATCTTCTGCTGGGCCTCAACTTCCTTATTTTTCTCATCCACAACCTTGGCGGCGTTGAGGATGGCCTCACGGTTCGATAGAAGAGATTTCTCCTGTGCGCTCAGAGCGCGAGACTTGGCAGCCTCGTCCAGCTCGGCAAAATGGGATTGCTGTTTGCTGAACTCGGTATTTTTAGCGTGAATATCTCCCGTCTGTCGCAGGGTTTCGAGCGTTTCCGTTAGGGTTCTGGCCTGGGCGCGGTAGTTCTCCAGGGTGCGATCGCCAGCATCCAGCGTAGCTCTTGCCTCTTTGGTCTTTTTGGCAGAGTCCTGGGTAAGCTTCGAAACTGCATCTCTCGATTCGCGACTTGTACCCCCTTCACCCTTGACCGAGATTCCTCGCGCTTCAGCCTCGTAATTAGCTTGCGCGTTTGGTGCGGAGATCCGTTTCCAGAGTTCATCGTAGCGTTTTTTATTGGCTGCGATTTCTTTGTCAGCTTCAGCCCCAGCCTTTTTCATTGCCTCGGCATCCATGCCGAGGAAATTTGCCAGCGCACCACCACCAGGAATTTTTTCAGCCCATCCGGCAACTGTTCCGGTGAATTTAGCGTCAAGCGAGGTGAGATTCAGAAACAAATCATTGATGGATGCTTTCAGCAATTTGAAGATATCAATGATTTGATTGCCCCAAGCCCGAACTGTAATCCCGTTTTGGCCGAAAATGTCGGAAGAGGAGGCTTTTAGTCCGTTCCAGGCTTGCCCGATATTATCGGTGGCCTCAACAATTTTATTGCTACGGTCCTCCATAGTGCTGGCAAACAACGTTATCGCTTCGTTTGCAGCTGCTGTTTTGCCCTTAGTTTTTTCAAGGGTGATGATGTGCTTCATCATAGCTTCATCAACAAAGCCATATTGCTGATTAAGGCTTGCCAGCGCCTTAATAGGATCGCTTGCCAGCCGTGAAAAGTCCGTCAGCGCAGCCTTCGTATCGAGGCCAGCATCGCCCATAGCCATAATGGATTTGGCGATTTTAGTCATCTGGTCGGCGGTATACTTCCCGGTGTCATTAAGTTGTACCAGGGTATCAACAGAATCAGCCAGGGACGCGCCAGCATTTTCTGCAACATCTTTTGCCGCGTCATTCAATTGCTGCATTGATGAGAAGCCAGCCCCTCCCATCAAAATGAGCGATCTGGCAACATTGTCGAACTGCTGGGATGAGCTATATGCAGCTCCCGCCAGAACAGCCAGAACGGCTACAGAACCCGCAATAGCAAGGTTAAAGGTATTTAGCAGGCCACCCGCCCGCCCCAGTTTCTCCGCTGCCTCACTCGTGTTATTAAGACCTTCAGCAGCATCACTGATGTTTGTTGCCGATTCAGCGGTCTCTCTGCTTTCTTCGTTAAAGCCAAATAATGCATCCCTCAGAGCCTGGAGCATTGGACCGAGGCCCCCGAAGGAATCCTTAATCTGCCCACCCTGCTGGAGCAGGATCAGGAACGGAGACTGCCCACCAGCCAGCTGCGTGGCGATATCGGTGAACTGCGCCGGGAGCGTGCGCAGCGCAGCACTGTACTGCCCCACAGAAATTCCAGCGCGGCGTGCAGCAGCCTCCTGTCGGGATAGCGCATCAGGCAGCACGTCAGCCACCCCAGAGAGCCGTTCACGCGTCTGGTTGAGGATGGTATTGAAATGCTCGAACTGGGTGCCGTTAATGCGCCCCGCTTCGAAGTGTGCCACCAGCTGCGCATGCTGCTCGTCCAGCGAGTTGAATGCGCGGATCGTCGGGTCGATTGAACCCAGCAGGTTCTTCAGCGCGGCTGATTGCTTCTCTGCGGCCTGAGTGGCCGCGAGTTCTGCCTGGGCACGCGCAGCTGCTTCTCCGGTATCCGTCAGCTTAAGCCGGGTATCGTCCAGGATTTTGTTGTAGTGCTGAAAATCATCGGTATCCAGAAAGCCTTTGGTCTGGAAGTTACGCAGCGCGGCCTGTTGTTCGTCCAGCCGGTTCAGCGCTTTGTTTACCGGATCGATATTCTCGAGCAGGCCTTTCAGCGCAGCCTGCTGCTCCTTGATGCCTTCGCTACCTTGCTTTGCAGACTCAGCACCAGCGCGGAATACGCTGTTAAGGTCATCAGCTTTGCCGACGGCACCTGCCGCGGCTTCACCGAGTTTATCCAGCTCATTGCTGGCAGTTTTCAGGTCAGCAACATCGGCCCGCAAAGTAATCGAGGCGATCTGGTCTGTCATTATTTCGTCTCCTTGTGCATTACTTTGAGAGCCTCGCTTTCCATAATCTGAAGGTCAGCCATGCAGGCCGCCGCATCCTCAACCCCGTGTAACTCAAACACCCAGGGGAGAACGTTGTAATCAAGGCCGGTCGCCCCGCCCGCGCCAACACGCCATTGAGTCGCCAGTGCAGAGAAGATGGTGAATGATTTCCATACCGACGGCAGGATCCCCACCTCTTCCTCCACGTCCTCAGGCGTCAAACCAAAAGCGGCTAACTCCGCGAGAGTCGGTCCCGGCGTGTACAACGCTGCGGCGACCTGCCTCAGTTTTTTTCTCGTACACCCATCAGCTCTTTGGTATAGGCCATGCCGATGTTGTCGAACGCGCGCGGGTAGTGCTGCAGGAGGACCACCACGTTATCGCGGTTAAACTCGTCAGGCAGTGCCCAGCCATCAACGATCTCCATCAGGTAGTCGGCCTGTGGCTCGATAAGGGACTTTTTGCCTTCGGCACCTTTACGCAGCTTCTCATCCATGGCGTGCAGCTCTTCGAGCGTCTTATGGCGGAAGGTTAAGGTTAGCTTGCCGTCTTCGGCACCAGCGCGCGGGATGCTGGCAGTGGCGGGAAAGGTCGGGTTTGGGATCAGAGAGAATTGGGTCATTTCGGTTCCTTAGAAGGATGCAGGATGGGGCCGTAAAAAAGCCCGGCGAACCGGGCCAGAGTGGTTAGCTGATCGTGACGACACACGCGCCAGAGGTAATGGTCTTGCCCGCGGCGTCGGTAACTTCGCAGGTGTAAGAGCCAGCATCGCCGGATGCCACAGACGGGATGTTGAACGTCGAAGCCGTTTTGCCCGGGATAGCGGTACCGCCTTTCTTC